TGACCCTAACTTCACCAAGGCTTATGTCGGCACTCCTGACTGGCTTGTGAGAATATCAAGGATGGTTAACTCCATCGGAAACGACTATCCAGACATTCAGCAGAATGCCATTGACAAGATTGGTGACCCAAGGTATAATCTGAACAACCCTGCTGTGGTTGACCATGTATTGAGCAGCTATCTTGGTGGTGCTTATACGATGGGTAGCCAGATACTGGGTGTGGCAACCAAGATGCTGAATGGTGACGAGGTGAAGATGGCTGACGTGCCAGTAGCTAGCAAGTTTGTGGGCAATCCTGATGATAGACCAGCTAGCAAGAAACAAGGCGATGAGTTCTGGACGATGAAGGAACGACACGACCGTGCAGCCAATACATTGAGCAAGCTAAAGAAGTTGGCAAAGGTGGATGGTGATTACTCAACCCTTGATGTGTTCTTCGACTCAGACGAGTACAAGCAGTACAAACTGGATGATGCCAAGGTGAAGAAGTATGAGGAAGAGAAGAAGAAGGAACGTGCCGAGGAGAGTGGGGATGAGTATAAGGCTCACAAGACCACTGCCGAGGACATCTACAAGGCTCACGCTACACCTAAGGATGATTTCGAGGACTTGAAGATGTCGCAGATTTATCCGAAGGTGAACGGTATCAAGAAGTCTTGGGAGGGCTTGCTGGATATGGTGAGCAGCCAAGCTGATTCCTTCTACAACGAGAATGCTGATGCCATACAGGCGGCTGACGAGGTGGCTGATATTCGTGAGCAAATAAACGACATCAAGAAGGAGTTCTTGTCGGAAGATGGCAAGGATGCTTGGAATGCCGAGGACATGAAGGAGATTCGCCAACTGAGGAAGGAGGCTCTGAGCATATTGGAGAAGGTAAACAAGGTAATTGTTGCCAAGCAGAAGGCGAAGACAGAGAAAGAGAAGTGATAGATGATAACCAGTAGGTTACTACTGTAACGCATAAAATTCCCCGAAAAATGCGCATAATTTCGGGGAATTTTTGTGTTTTTGGGTAAGGTGTTATTTTGGTGTCTTCTAGCATAAATGGGATAGAAGAGGGTGTTTCATTGGTGGAATGAAACTGTTTTTCAGTATTTTTCAGCCCTCTTTTTGCTGATTTTTGAAGGAATGAAACTATTTTTTGTAGGAATGAAACACATGGGGCTCGGAATTTTTCGTAACTTTGCAGCATCGTCTTCTTCCATCTTGTGAAGTAGGGGTGAGATAATCAACATAGTATAACTCAAAAAGAAAAGGAGATTTTTATGAGAAATTCAGACGAGGACGGTAACGTCCAAAAGAGTAGTATGCCTACGCAGGGCGAGAGAAACATCTGGAAGTTTTATGAGTGGGCGGTGGTCTTAGCTCCCATCGCATTGATGCTGACGCATTGGTACATATTCTATGTGTTCAGCCAGAACACGCATGAGGTGCTGAGTTATCCCGATGCCAACGAGATTTGCATCGCTTGGATATACTCGGCTCTGTTTCTTTACATGCCGCTGATGATTCTGCCAGCGAGTTATTTCTTTAGATGGTGCAATCTGTTCCGCATTCCGTTCGTTTACTTCCTCTTCATCAATGTGGAGCGATGGTATTATGGTTCGTGGTTCTGCACTAATGAGATGATTGACACGCATTATATTCTTATATACTGCATCATCGTGGTGTATGTCTTCGAGTTGACGGAGATTGCGCTGAGAAACTATAAGCGTATCTTTGGATTCTTCAAGCGAGTGTATGGCTTCTTGAAGAAATGGGTGATAAATATATTCGGGAAGACTCCTGAGGAGAAGGAGGAGGAAGACAAGATGTTTGACGAGGTTTGCAAGTGGTTTGAGGAAGACAGGAAGAATGGCAAATTCAGATGCTGCAAAAGCTACAAGAATGATGAGGAGGGTGAGATATGCTGAATGCCAAGGAGAAATTTATCAGCGACTCCTTCGATGTGTTCAAGGACTTGCTGGAGAACCATGGGTGTACGAAAGCGGATATCAATCGCTACTACGAAATCACCAAGTATGAAATGGAGCATTATGGGGTGTGTGCTGGTAAGAAGCAATGGCTCACCAAGGATGAGGCTAGCGACATGATGGGCATCAGTACTTCTACCTTTGACAGAATCGTGTTGAATGGTGGGCTGCCGAGAGGGAAGAAGGTGGCTGGCAAGAAAAACCTACTATGGAAGGTGAAGGACATCGAGGACTGCCAGAAGATGATGGCGCTGAAAGGAGGGAGATAGTACTATATTATAATTAAGGTGTGGCTCTGATTTGGGCTGCACCTTATTTATATTAGTGTTAAAATCGAAAATTTGTGAGGCTGGATGCAAAGTTTTTATTACTTTTGCGACTGATTATTAACTTATAAACTTAAAGGTATGGAATATGTATTATTAATATTTGTATTATTAGTGCTTGGTGGCTCAATATGTTTTGCAGTTAGCCATCAATCTTACAGTGGTGGAGTTGCTCCTTCCGTTAGAAGAGGAAACATAACGCTCGGAAATAACAGGGGCTTTGTAAGTCCTATGGAGATAGGTATGTTTGGCGAAGAAGCTGCTTATGCTGCTATTGATGTAAGTAAACTAGATGTGAAGTCTTTTGGAAGAAGAAGAGGAGCATTTGGCAAATGGGGATATTGTGTGACCAATCCAGTCTGCATTAATGGTATGGATAAGAACTTGCAGCGATATATCTCTCATCTATTCTATGAAAATTGCCGAGTTGAAAGCTATGACACGGAAGAGGTGTATAGTGTATCTCTGTTTGACAAGCCAGTTTATAAGATTTCACTTTTGATGAAAGGTAGCCATGAGGTAGTGAGCCTTTATTTTATAGATAGCACGTATGAGAATCATGAGATTTTTCCTGATGGATTCTCTGACTATGCTGTTTACTTAAAGAAACAGAAAACGGAGGAGGAACGAAAGATGGCTACTGATAGGAGAGTGAATGATGTTAGATTTAGCTTGAAGAATAATAATTTCTATCAGGATAGCCCTTCCCCTATCTATGTTCAAAAACGTGGAGGGGTTCGAGTAAGTTTGAGAGATGAAGAGCATCGGTATGATAAGCAATGTTCTTTGGAACTCTATGAAAAGATTAAGAAAGGAACGGCTGAAATTAAAAGTATATGGAAGAAATAACGAATGATATAGTGTTACGTTGCTTGTTATCGAATTGCAAGGTTCATACTGTCAAGCAACGCAAGATGTTTTCTTTGCTGTCAAAGAAGGTTCTTTATGGAAATGATATTGCTTATAATGCCGAACGGTATTGCATAAAACAAGGCTGGATGGAAGACAAACTTATTGGTGAACCAATGATAGAGGAGGTAAGAACTATCATCGTGAACTTGTAACCAATCTGGACGGAATGAGCCAGATACCTATTTTGTGGAAAACTTCAAAGGTTAGACCATGGAATATATGGAAACCTCGGATAAAGTTAGTTGCACCATGGTTGATAAGTCTGGCTGCTATAATTAACTTCAAGATGTTGGCTACATGGACAATAGCTATTATTAAAGCGTTCTTTGAGGGATTTTTAGAGGTGCTAAGATATTGATTTTTTACCTTATGTGGATAGATTCTGCAAAAGATGTATGTACGAATCTGATGTAATCAAGTTAACAAAAGGTGACAACAAGATGTCTCATACGAAATCGTTGGGGCTGTAAGAAGTAAATGTAAAGATGGTGCTCCTAAGTGGAACACCTCTTAGTTATTCCTCTGTTTGAGTGTTACTCAAACCTCGGCTCCTCATACACCAAGCCATGCTCATCAACGTAAGCCTTGGCTTCTGAATTATGAGTGCGAGAGATTTAAAGGTAAGAGAGGGGAGTTATTTTAGCTCCCCATTTCTTTAGATTTGCAGAAACTTTAATTTCTCACAAAGCAAGTCTCTCAGAACATTTGTGAATCCATGCGAGATTTTTATGTATTCTATGTTTTAACTTTACCAATATCCAAGAGATTTTCCTTTATCAAATACAGCTAGGGCAACAACTTGATAGAACCAATAATTCCCATGGATTCCATCTATTTTCAAACAGCTCGGAACTTCCCCTTTTAGAACGGATTGTTTGTCTGATTCTGATGATGTAATATTTGCTCCTAACTTATTTGCTATGTCTATCCCATACTTGGAAACATATTTTCTTATATTCAGATAATGGGAGCCAAATAATTGATTAAATTCTTGCACGGAACTTGCTCTACTGATGTCATTTCCTGTAGGCAAGTCCATGACAATAAATCTATTCGATGTTAAATTCTCTGTCATAATTTTCATACGTTTATAGTCATACGGTTGAATAATATAACTTCCGTCATGATTAGGTGCGTCATTCGCACCACACCACAATATTTGAATCTTATCTCTCCATTCTCTATATGCCTTTCCTATAATATAAAGAGGTCTATCAAATGTAATGGTTTTACCAATTTCTGCTCTTGTAAAATAATAGGCATACGTATTCGACTGAACAGTTTCACCTGTTGTTGGGTCTGGTGTGCCTGCACTGAGTAGTTCTCGGCTTAATGTACCTTCTATATCTCCTATACAACACGGATTTATACCTTTTTGTTCACCTAGATTGATGTTGTATGACAAATTATTTTCTAGAAAAGAGAAATTTCCGTCATTATAAAAAAAGTCTTGTTCCTGTCCCTTTATGTAAATCCTAACTTTAGTTTTTTCTGCTGGCATTGTGAAAGGTTCGCAAAGTAAACATTCCGCACCTTGTCTAGTTGCAACCATCCATGAAGGCTCACCTCCACAACCTGCATTAACCACTGTTCTTCCATCGTTTATCAATCTGCTTAAAACTGCTGGGAAAGATACGTCAACATTAGTCTCTGTTGATGGCTTGTTTGTTGTAGAGCCAGCTCCCTCTGTTAGACTATCACCAAAACAGATAACGTCATTTCCTTTATAAGACTTAATGCCCTCTAAGTCCTCTTTTATTTTACTTGTCTCCTTAGTTACTGTATCTAAGTCCTCTTTTATTTTACTTGTCTCCTTAGTTACTGTATCTAAGTCCTCTTGATACGAATATGGTTTATTTGGTGAAATAACACAAGATGTTTCCCCAATAATAAAATAAACTCGTATGTAAGCAACAGAGCTGTCTATGTCAAATACACCTGCTCTTTTCTCTTTAGCACTAAATATTAAAGATTTTTCTTTAATATATTCTTTATTATTGTTATAACATGCAATGACAGCTGCATCGTAAGCAGGACTTTCCAAAGTATACTTTAGCCTAGTTATATTTTTAGTATTTATAAAATCAGATACACAATGACTTCCATTTCCTCCAGATGTTACCATTCCTGTTTCTGGGTCAAGATATACAAAAGACTCCTTTTTAATACAACATTCTAGTTTTATTGTATCATAATCTGACGCAATAAGATTCCAGTTTCTTAAATCATTCCAAATGTCGTTACTAATATCACTTCCAGTAAAGACATATTCATTATATACATTACCATTTAAGATTCTTAATTTGTAGCCTAACGCACGAGAGAATATATTGGAAATTATTATCGAAAGATTATTATTATTATTATATACGGATTCTTTTGTTTGCTCATTTAGTTTTATCCATTTCGTTTTATCACTGGAAAAGGAGTCTTGATTTAGTAAAAGCATACTAGTGACACCATTCACTCTAACGAATGCAATCATATATCCAGTTCTTGCACTTAATGGAATTGTATCTAATGCTTGGTTTTCATTGACATACTCCTTAGTGTTACATTCAGTAGTGTCATATATAAGTGTATTTTGAAAAATATCATGCTTTCTGTTGGTTTCTATGTTTTTAAATATATTGCTAACCGCATTCTGACTCATCACTTTTGTTGTTGAGCTACCAGATTCTTGAGAAATATTATCTTTGTCAAACTTCTTATCAAGTTCTGCATTGACCCTTGTCTGCTCAGTCTGCATCTTAGAGGTAACATCTGCTGCATCTGCCTTGGTTGCAATAGTGCTATCTTGTGCCTTATTCTTTGCAGCAAGTTCATCAATGGCAGCCTGTGCATTGACAGCAGTCATTCCACTAGTCTCATTGCTATATGAAACAGCATTGGCAGTAGAGGCACCACCAGTAGCAGAAATATCCTTGATGGACTGCTCTAGCTGGTGAGTCTTATCACCAATCTGCTGCAAGTTCTCTTGGTCACCTTCAAGATATACTTGCTTGGCAGATGCTATCTTGCCTTTCTTGGTGGCTGCATTTAATTCATCTGTTAAATTTATTGCCATATTGTTATTGTTTTACGATATTACTAAATTCCATGTGTTTGCAGTGAGAGGATTGACTGTGCGGTATGCCTTGAAGCTGCCTAGGCTATTGGTAATAGTCTGAGGAGCAGACAAAGGCACATCAAATCCTGCACTGGTTACTCTGCTTATCGTGAGATAGCTTGGCACTACTAGCCAGATGTAATCATTATCCTTGGTTGTTACCTTTGGATTGAATGATACTCCTGTAGTTGATACCTTGGTGAGGGAGTTTAACAGCTCTGCGGTCATTGAGGACGCTGAGTTTCCACCGTAATAGCAGAGATAGCGAGTTGCGCTTGTGCTCTTGCTGGTTCTACCTTGCTTGGTGACAGAGAACTTGAAGATTTCCCTAGAGCCTTCTATAGCATCAGACAATGTTCCACCAGATGAAGGGGTGTTTGTTAAGACCTTGAATAATCCTTCGTTTGCTTGCTTTGAGACCTGCAAAGTATCTGGCATGAAAGGCTTGCCATCGCTGCTTACCGAATACTTCACCTCTGTCTGCATCTTTGAAACATCTTGGTTTACGGTCAGACCTAGGATGATAGGATAGACGGTATCGTTCAGCTTGGCGAGGTTGACATCTACATCCTGAATCAACTCTACAAGATTCTCGGGAAGACCTGTGGCGGCTTGCACTGCCTTGCGAAGCTCTGGGTCGAACTTGTCGATGGTCATGGTGTTGGCTGCTATCTTCTCGTTGGTCACTGAGCCATCTTGCAGCTTGGACGTAGAGACGGACGTATCGGCTAGCTTTGGATTGGTAATGCTCTCGTCCTTCACCTTCTGGGTGTCAACAGAGTCTTCTGCTAGCTTATCCTTTGTAATGGACTTGGTGGCTACCTTGTCAGTGGTTACACTCTCGTTGGCTAGATGCTTGGTCTCCACGTTTGCCTCTCGAAGCACTCTGCCATCTACCGACTGGTCTCCTAACTTTTCGTTGGTGATGGCTTTCTCCTCCACCTTCTCTGTAGTTACGGCTCGGTCGTTCAGCTTCTCGGTGATAACTGATTTGTCCTTTAACTTGTCGTAGGTGACGGAGGAAGGAGACAGCTTGGAGTTATCCACCGATTGGTCAGCAAGTTTCTCGGTGGTTACTGCCTTGTCGTTGATTTTTTCGGTTGTTACGGAGGATGGGGCTAACTTTTGGGTCGTGATGTTCTCGTCAGCTACCTTTGGGGTGGTGACTGAGCCATCTGCTAGTTTGCCTTCTGTGACAGCGGAATCGTTCAACTTCTCGGTGGTAACGGCTTTGTCGGCAATCTGAGTAGTTTCAATCTTGTCGGTCTTGTTTACCTTCTCATCCAGCATCTCCTGAGTGGACTTGCCCGAACTCTCGTCCTTGACATATTTGGTGTATGTCAAGGTTTCGTCGGCTCGTCCGCTCTCTAGAATATTGTTGTATCTTACTTTTTCTGCCATATTATTGTTTTAATTTAGCGTTATATACGTTCTCTCCAGGCTTCAACTGGTCTGACCAATAGAAATAGAGGTCGCCTACCTTGGTGGTATTGAATGCTACTTGGAGACCAGACTGGGTGAAGACGAGGGGAACTCGGCTGACCAACCAGACGTATGGCTTTTCGGAAGTGGTGGTGACGGTGACGGACTTATCCACTAGGTCGCCTTCCACTTGCTGTAGGTCTTCCATGTTGAGCTGGGTCATGTCCTTGGCTGCTGTTGCTCCCATATAATAGAGGTTGTCATCGCCATTCGCCATGATGCTGACGTAACCAGACACGGCAGGAATGACTATCTTGCCATCCTTATAGACCTCTCTGGTGATGTCGTTGCCATCCATGATAACCTTGACCAAACCGAGGTTGAAGCCTTCGGATGGGGTAAGGGAGGCCTCGTACTTCTCACCCAATCGAAGGGTGGATGGGGTGGAGGACAGGGTGACATCATCAAGCGAGTAGGCGAATGGGCAGACGGACTGATTCTCGGTGACCATGTAGTATCGGAGGTCGAACATTCCGACCGTACCACCTTGAACCACACCGATAGGAATCTTGGTCTTCGGGTTGCTCTCAACAATCTGCATGATGTTGCGCTCCTTGCTGACCATATCGTAGTCGTTGTATCGCCAAGATACCTTTACATCGTAGTTGCCCAGTTCCAAGTTGGAAGGGATGGTGCATACCAACACGTTGTGTTCGATGCCACTGATGGAGGTGGGCACGATGATGGATTCGCCAAAGCCGCACAGAAGTTCCACCTTGATGTCGGTGGCTTGCTTGAGGTCGAAATCAACCAAGCGGTTGAACTCCTTTGACAAGTCCATCTTGCGCACCAAGATGTGAAGTCGGAAACTGTTGCCTTGTACTATCTTGTAAATCATACTAGTAAATATACATTATTAATAATGTGGCAAAGATAGGCAATATTTGACATTACCTAACTTTATCCGTTAATGATGTGGTGGTTAAATCAATCCTTTCCATCTGAGGAACTTGCGCTTGCGGTGCTGCTTGCCATTCTTGGAGTGGCAGTTGGTGTGGTAGAGACAATCGTGGAAAAGGTCTCTCGGCTTGCCGTCCTTTGGGGTGAGACCTACCTTGCGGTATGACATGTACTCCTTGCGGTTGATAACCATCAACTTGCCCTTCTCCGTAGGAAGAACATAATAGATGTCTCCTGTACGGGATGCCATCTTGTTAGCTGCTGCCGTAGCCTTGCGGTACATCAGCTCACACTTGATGCGATAAATCATCTTCTTGACTTTCTTGAAAATCATAGTCGTAATATTTAGAATTATACTTATGTGATGGTAGCTGCCGAAACAGATACTTTTTTTCTCATTACTCTTGCCTTGACGTTTATCATCTTTGGCATTTCCATCTCGTTGAAACAGATGTGGAGTCCGATGGCTCGGGTCATGAGCAAATCATCGTGCTTGCCATCAATCGCACCGTATGCGCCATTCTTCTTGCGCTCGTAGGTGATAAACTCGTCCAAGCATCGCTCGTCTCGCTCTACATATAGATGCTCTCTGACCACTTGAACCAAAGTGGAGATAATCATCGGCTTGGTGGCTACATTGGTATGGAAGCCATATTTGCGTGGCACACCCTCCTTGATGTCTGCCTCGCTCTGCTTTCGGGCATAGAGGTTGTCGTAGCAGTCCTTAATCTGATTTAGGATAAACTCGGACTGGTCTCCACCTTCCAAGATGTGCTCCTTATCCTTGGTCTCCAAGGTGTTGGACTCTATGACCAGAAGGGCATTGTCGTAGTACTTGGCTATCTGTGCTGCCTTCCATGCCAACAAGTCCATGTCGATGTGTCCGTACCACTGGGCTACCACGTATGGCTTACCACCTTCCATCATCCAATAGCGGTCGAAGACACAGATAACAGACCAGTCGGCTTTCGCTCCTCGTCCACCAATATCGACTACAACTAGGTAGCGGTTGGTGACCTTGCAATCATCGAAGTGCTCAGGATGATTCCATATCCAGAGCTGACCTTGCTTGTCCTCGGTGAATCGGACATGCTGTAGGCACTTCCTTCCTTTGCAGCCATCGCCATATACATCGCCAATGACCTTTGGTGCTCGGCATTGCTTGCGGAACTTCTCCACCTTGTCTTCGGCAAAGACCTTTGCTCCTGAGTGCTTGAAGGCCTCCACATCATCGGAAGGATAGCCGCTCGCCATATCGCCATGGTCGGTGAACTTCTTTCGCTCGGTGATATACCAGTGGATAGCTTCCAAGGGTGCTCCCATCTGCCAAAGCTTCCAAAGGTATGTGCCTGGCTCCTCACGGTCGGACATCACATTGTTGTCCTCTCGGTGCTCGTAGAGCCAAGTGGCGAACTCTTGTCGCTGCTTCTTGGTGTCGAAATCAAGATGGTACATATCGTATATCTCGAACCAAGGAACAAAGAACGGCTCAAACTGAGACTGACCTTTCTTTGCCGATACCCACTCACGATGGAAGAAATTTCCAGTACCGTTGGCGGTGGACTCATAGACTATCATCGTATATGGGCGATACAAGATACCATTGGTTGCATTCTGAACCACATCTTCTGGTGACTTACCTTCTGTCTTCTCCCACAAACCAACCTCTGAGCAGTGAACTAAGTTATAGTCCTCACCATTGGCGGAGGTAGGTTTCTGCATAGAGCCTACCTTAATCTTGCAGAATCGCTGAGGCACTTTCTTGACATTGCCAGATGTGCCGAACCCCACAAACTTAGGCTCGTTCTCGGAATATGCCTCGCCCATTTCGTGAAGGAACTTGGTAGGGAACTCCTTCAATGCCTCGTCGAACATACCTCGGATGGTCTCGGCTGTGTCCTTGACCTGAGCCACGATGAGCGAGTTGAGACCCTTCTGCCACATGAGTTGCAGCCAGAGCATATACATCTGAATGATCGTTGAGCCTCCCCATTGTCGGGCTTTCAGTAATATCAAGCGGATGGGGCGATTCTTCTTTCTGCGCTCCTCCAGCCATCGGAGCAGTCTGCGCTGAGGGCGGCGAAGGACGAAACGGAAGGGAAGACCACCTCCCTTTGGCTTGATGTAGATGAACACACCGAAGAAAAAGAAGGGGTCGTGCTTCATGCGAAGGCGAGTGAACTGCTCCACCAGTTGCTCTTTGTCGAAGTCGTAATCTCGCTGCATCGGTGGAAGACCTTGCGCCTCGTTCTCTTGGTCGCACTCATCGTATAACTCCTCCAAGTACTTCTCTAGGCTACCTGCCTCCATCAACTGCTTGACCAATGGAATCTTCTTCATCTCAACTGGTAGGTCTTGGTCGGGAATCGGGAAATCGTCTAGATGGAGATGGAATCGCTTATCTCCACAACCTATACCTGTAATAGGATTGAAGTGGGTGGAGAAATCCTTGATGCGCTTCTCGTTCTCTTGAAGGATGGCAAGCGTGTGCTTGTCGGTTGCGCTGGGCTGGATGGTGGTCTTTACTTGTCTTGGCATAGCGGTGCATTTAAATATCCCCACAACAAACCAAGGACATAGCAATAGATGTGGACTCCAATAGCCATGCTAGGAAATACGAAACCGATGGATATGTAGAAGAGGATGGTGAGGTTGTACCTTACCTTCCGCTCTACGTATGGTGCTATATAGCCCATGTAGGCATATACCAAGCCGCTGAGACCGATGATGGGTGTGGCGGTGGCAAACGGATAGCTGACGGCTATGAGATAGAACACTGCCAAATTTCCACCACAAGGGATGGAGCGAAGGCACTGATGGAACACCCAGAGATTGATGAGGGCATGAAAGATGTTCTGATGGTAAAGTGGATAACTGATACGTTGCAAGAATGTGCAGCCATCGTACAAGCCCATGCCATCATAGCCAAGGAGAGAGATACACAAGATTATAATGTACCCAGCATAAAGCGCAATCTGCTCTTTCGTTGCTCGTAAAATTTGCATTTCTCCTCCTTTCTCGCCTTATGGAGTATGACAAGTACGGACTTTGGGGTAAGATAAAAACTTGGAGCCTCCTCGTTGCAGATACGAAAAACAATGTCCTTCTTGGCGAGAGAAGGATGATTGTTGCTATAAAACTTGTATCTACGGTAAATCTCCAAGAACATCTGCTTACGTGTAGGAATCATATAATCGAGTTTGTCACCTCTATCCAGCCAACAGACAGCATTGTAGGCACGTTCCTCTGAGACCCAAAAACGCTTGGACGGAGATACGGCAATCTGCTGCGCTACCTCTGTCAAACTGATATTGTCTCTTACTGATATGATTTCTTTGTAAGCTCTCAATATGTCAGCATTCCGCTCTGCGATGAAATCGCAATGAGAATCCTTGTGTTTCATATCTGACTATGCAAAGATACAAAAAAATATCTAATAAGTCGTATGTGAATAATATAAATTAACGGATAAAGTAGAAATAATTCGGAAAAGTGCTACTTTTGGGGCGAAGTTTTAAAATTTATACATATATATATGGCTGGAAATACTAATAATGAACAGAATGCTGGTGCTGCGACACAGCAAGCTACCAAGACCAAGAGGGACTTGGCACTTGAGCGATTAAAGAGTCGCCATCCTGACACGGACTATGCTGACGATGAGGCTATCTATGGTGCTATCAACGATGATTACGATGAAGACCAGAAGGCACTAGAGGGCTACAAGGCTAACGAGAAGGCGATGAGCGACATGATGAGTGCTGACCCGAGGTCGGCTGTGTTCTTGCAGAGCATGAGGGGCGGGAAGAATCCTTTCGTGGAACTGGTGAGAAACTTCGGTGACGATATGGTGGACTTCCTATCTGACCCTGACAGTGCCGAGGAGGTGGCTGGCGCACAGGAGGAGTATCTGAAACGTGTGAGCGAGGGCAACAAGCTGACCGAGGAATATGACAAGAACATGGCGGAAAGCATGAAGGTGTTCGCCCAGATGGACGAGGAGTTTGGCGAGGAGACCACGGATGAACTTGTAGGCAAACTGATGATTGTTGCCAATGACGTGATTAGAGGCAAGTTTACCAAGGAGACCTTGGACTTGTTTAATATGGCTAAGAACCATGACAAGGACGTTGCCGACGCAGCCCATGAGGGCGAGGTGAGAGGCAAGAACAGCAAGCACATGAAGAACCTAGAGCTTCGGAAAAAGGGCGATGGCACGGCTGACCTTGACTCTGCCAACGCTGAGGCACCAAAGGGTGACAAGCAACCAGACTTCGGGGCTTTGGGAAGAGCAGCCCGAAGTGGTAATATCTGGGAGCGAGGAGGCGAAAAGAGAACACACAGAAGTTAAGTGAAGAGTGAAGAACGAAGAGTGAAGAATTAAAATGCTCTATATATAATAAGGTGAAAAGATTAATTATTTAAGTATAACATAAATAGGATAACAATGAAGACAACAAAAAAGACTTTCAGTTGGCTGATGTCCGTGTTCATCATGGTGTTGGCTGCTATTTTTGGAGTGAATGGCTCGGTATTGATGGCTGAGGCATCACAGTTGCCTGACGGTGGTACGACCGAAAGCGGTCATGCTGCCGAGGCTGGCGGTGCAAGTTCGGCTGGCGAGGCTGGAAATGGTGGAGCAAACAAGCAGAATGATGGTATATCTACCGAGACCAAGGGACGAGAGACCACCAAGAAGGAAGGTAACGAGGAGTTTTACGCTAAGGACGTAAACGACAAGATTATCAAGATTCGCCCTGCCGCTACACCTCTTGACCAGATTTCACGTTATGCTACTACCAAGAGTGCGGATTCATTCATCGTGAAGTATTACTCCATCGGCACTCGCCCTATCAAGACTACCGTGAAGGCTGCGACTTCCGCTAGCACTGGTAGCTCCATCGTGCTGGAGGTGGATGACCCAGATATGTTTACGCTGGACGATACCATCCGAGTAGTGGATGTGAAGGCTATCACCAACTACAAGGGACAGGCTTATGCGGACTTGGCGAAGAAGGGTGTGCCTACACCAGACTTGGAGCTTTGCGTGTGTGGCAAGGATTCCAACGGTCAGCCAATCGTATTTGCAACGAATGGCAATGACTACCAAGGTCAGCCAATCGGTGTGCCTGCGTTGACAAAGGGACAGGTGCTTATCCGTATGGCTAAGAGCTGCGGTGAGCTGGACGTACAGACAGGACGATTCTACAACCTGCCAACGACCGATGAGCAGTACTGCCAGAACTTCATGATTCAGGTGGAGCAGAGTACCTTCGACAAGATTGCAGCCAAGGAGGTGAACTGGGACTTCTCGGATATGGAGGAGGACAGCATCTATGATATGCGCCTTGCCATGGAGGGTTCTCTGATGTTTGGTGACATGGCTTGCATCAAGCATACAACCAAGAACAATGCGACTCAGTGGTTCACCAAGGGTGTTTGGTGGATGGCTGGAAAGGACATCGAAATCGGACACAAGGCTACCGACAAGGATAAGGAGGTAGGCTTCAAGGATGGCGAGGTCGTGATTTGGGACAATGAGTTGGTGGACATCGCCAAGGATTTGTTTGTTGGCACAGGCATCGGCAACAAGCGCAAGATTGTAATCGCTGGCTCGAAGGTGATAACTGCGTTCTCCAAGATTCGCTCGGAGAAGTTCCGCTTGAAGGACACGGTGGAGGTGTTCAACTTGAAGTTCAAGAGTTGGGAGACCGACTTCGGTGAGATTCTGATGATTCACTCAGAGTTCTTCGACCTACAGGGCATGAGCGACTGCGCCTTTGCACTCGACCCAGAGTTCTTGGTGAAGAGAGTACATCTTTCTTGGACTCGCAACGTGCTCGACTTGAAGAAGGCTGGTATTAGAAACACGGATGCCATCGTGATTCAGGAGGTGGCTTGCCTCTACTTGAAATATCCAAAGGCACATGCACGCATGAAGCTCGCTGCTGCCTAAAGGAAGGCTTTCTTTCGTAAATTAGAATAGACGAGGGGTGTGGGCGGACTAGCCCCATCCCTCTTTTTGGTAACATATATAATAAGGTATAGGAATCATGTATAAGACATATCAAGGATATTCGGACTTAGCCTTCAATGTGAAGGTGGAAGGCGGTCTGAGAAGAATCGTGTTCGATGCTCAGAGCAGGGGCACTAGCATTTACTCTACTAGGGACACCAAGGAGCAGAAGGCTATCGAAAGCCACTACTGGTTTAACGAGAAGTTTTGGCTAGCCGAGGAAGTGGACGAGAAGAAACTGGAGGCTGAGGTAAAGAAGAAGGCTGCCGCCAAGGCTAAGAAGGCTGAGGAAACCAAGAAGGTATTGCAGTTTGAGGACATCGCAGACGTGAAGGAATATCTTGCCGATACTTTCGGGGTGTCTCGTTCGAAGATGAAGACCAAGGACGAAATCATGGCTATCGCCAAGGAGAACAATGTAGTAATTGAAGGACTGGAGTAAGTATGAAGGAATATGCTGTATCTGAATTAGTGAAAGAGGTGAAGGTGATACTAGACCGCAACCAAGAGGCTGCGGAAATGATACCTGACGATACTGATACGCTCTCGCAAGGGGAGATTATCAGAGGTGTAATCGTGGATGCAGCCAAAGCCATCGAGGAACTTGCTCCTACAAGCAAACTGGATTCCATCAGTGTATCTAGTCTGGCGGTTGCCTGGACGGAGGACGGTGGGGCTTATGTTGGTCAACTCTCACTGCCTAGCGACTTGCTGAGACTGGTGAGGGTGAAGGTGAGCGACTGGAAGCGGTCGGGACCTATCATCACGGATAAGGATGATAGCTATCTGTATCAGCAGAACCCATACGTGAGGGGGAATCCTCAGAGACCGATTGTGGCTCTGGTGCATATTGGTGGTGTATTGGTGGCAGAGCTATATACCAGCAACAAGAAGGAAGCCACTGCCGACCTATCGTATGTGGCTGCTCCTAGCATTGGTGATAGTGATGATAAAATCTCGTTGTGCGAACCGCTAAAGGATGCCATCGTGTATATGGCTGCTTACCTGACTAGCATCAGCCTTGGAGACACGGAGACGGCTGCTAGATATAAGGAAACCGCTTATCAGTTGGCTGGAATTGTAGAACCTTCTCAAACTTAGGAATCATGGCAAAGAAACAGGAAAAAGCAAAGCTGATGTCGCTGAGCAAGGTGGTGGACAGGGAGGAGCTAGATACCGTGAAGCAGAGCTTCAAACGCTACGACCAGCCTTATGAGCGTGCGTATGCGGTGCTCTTCGAGGCCCAGCGATATTACGACAACATGGAGAACTTCCGTAAGAGGCGATTGAGAAACAAGCGTTACAACTACGGAGACCAATGGGGCGACAAGATAGATGTACCGACTTGTGGCGGACTTGGCAAACGGACTGTGAGGGAGGAGGACTATATCCGTGACCAAGGCAGCGAGCCATTGAAGAACAACCTCATCAGGAGACTGGTGAAGAATGTGCTGGGTGTGTATCGCTCACAGAGCAAAGAGCCTACCTGCAATGCCCGAGACAAGGACGAGCAGAAGTATGGCGAGACGATGAGCATCGTGCTGCAATGCAACCGACAACTGAACAGGGAGACGGAAATCGAGGCCCGAACGATGGAGGAGTTTATGATAAGCGGTGCAGCCATCCACAAGAAGAAATATGGATGGAGACGGAACAGGCTGGACTGCTGGACGGACTATGTGAACCCAAACAATTTCTTCATAGACAACAACATGAGGGATTTCAGAGGATGGGACGTGAGCTGCTTGGGCGAGGTGCATGACATCAGCATCGGGAACGTGCTGAGGGAGTTTGCCGACACTCCCCAGAAGGCTAGGTGGTTGAAGCAGATTTATCACAATGCGAGCGACCGAAAGTTTGTGTGTGACAGCTTGCAACCCTTTGGCGAGTTTGACCCTAGGAGGGTGGACTTCATGTGTCCGAGCAATCCTTCGCTGTGCCGAGTGATTGAGGTATGGAGGAAGGAGAGCAAGCCGAGATACCGTTGCCACGACTGGAACAATGGCGATGATTACAAGATAGACATCGAGGACTATCACGACATCGTGGAGGTGGAGAACCAAGACCGACTGCAAAGGGGTATGGCTGCTGGCATGGCTGCGGAGGACATTCCGATGATTAAGGCGGAGTGGTTCATGGATGATTACTGGTACTTCTACTATCTTTCGCCTTTCGGGGATATATTGAGGGAGGGCGAGACTCCTTATGCCCATGGGGAGCATCCGTATGTGTTCAAGTTCTATCCTTTCATAGATGGGGAGATTCACAGCTTCGTGGAAGACGTGATAGACCAACAGCGATATGTGAACCGTCTTATCACGATGTATGACTTCATTATGAGGGCGAGTGCGAAGGGTGTTTTGCTATGCCCAGAGGACTGTTTGCCTGACGATATGAGTTGGGATGATTTCGCTGACGAGTGGAGCAGATTCAATGGTGTGGTACGGTACAAGCCGAACGCACAGGGCAATGTGCCTCAGCAGGTGGCTAGTAACTCTGTGAACATCGGTATCGGAGACCTTCTTAATTATCAGTTGAAGTTCTTCGAGGACATATCGGGTGTGAACGGTGCGCTGCAAGGCAAACCTGGAGTGTCTGGCACTAGCGGTTCTCTGTATGCCCAGCAGACACAGACGATGTCGCTACTGGACATCTTGGAGACTTTCAGCCAGTTTGTGATAGATGGTGCTTACAAGGACGTGAAGAACATGCAGCAGTACTATGACACGAGAAGAACCTTCAATATCGTTGGCAGGGCTGGGCAAATCGTGGAGTATGACCCGAAGAAGATTCGTGATGTAGAATTTGACATCAATATCACGGAAAGTACGGCTACACCAGTGTACAGGCAGATGGCTAACGACTTCCTGATGCAGCTATGGCAAGCGCAAGCCATCACGTTGGAGCAGCTTCTGCAAGTGGGCGACTTCCCATTTGGCGATGAACTCTTGCAAAGCATATCGAGCCAACAGCAGGACATCGAGCAAGGGCGAACTCCACAAGGTTTCTCACCTCAGCTGCAAGCACAGGTGAACCAAGCATCACAGAGCAACCCGAAGGCTCAGGCGATGTTGCAGCAGATGATGAGCGGACAGGGGGTGCAGCCTAGCGAACAGCAAGCACCGCTTTCGGCTTAATGTATAATTAATAATTTATAATTTATAATTATGATAGCAGACAAGAAGAGCGAACAGAAATGGTATGGCAATGGGAATGTGAGTGCCGACCAAGGTGGCAAGCC